CAACAGCTTGCCCCTTGTAACGGATGAGATCACATCCAAGAACCGCAACGACTTTGAGTGGTTCCCCGAGTTCTTGCTTGACATGACTGAAGGCCGAGGCAAGGAGCGTATGGAGTCAGGCTCTAACAAGGAGCGCCTGAACTTGTCCACATGGATGAGCACAGCAATCATGTCGTCCAATACCCACGTCGTTGACACCTTAACTGGAGACAGGAAACACGCGGCTGAAGGTGAGTTAAGACGCTTAATCGAGTTTGTCATGGATGAAGAACTCAAGTGGTCGCCCGAAGACATCGAGATCATTAAGTCTATCTCTCACAACTATGGGGTTGCAGGGCATCTCTTGGCGCAATACATGGTGGATAATACCCCGTTCGTTGCCAAGATGGTGACAAGCGCTGTGACTCAGATGTACCTAGACTTTAACGCGACCAATGATGAACGCTTTTGGATGGCAGGCATTGGCACGATGGTGAGCGCAGGGCTACTCATGAACTCCCAACACGCAGACATTGCTGAGTTCCCCATGAACGAGATCATTGAGGCGCTTAAGAAACGTATTGCCTACATGCGCAACAACATCAGGGGCAACAAGCGTAGTGCCGAGGACGTGCTTAACGGATTCATTCGTGAGTACTGGGGCAAGTTTGTAATCATCAACTATGGCGAGAAGGGTGGGTTGTCTGCGGCTATGGGTGACGGCTCCATGATCGACAGGGCAACCACCAAGGCCAACGTCATGGGGCGCGTAGAGAATGGTGTAACACCGGGTTGCAAGGACTTCTACATTGAAGAGCGTCTCTTGAGATCGTTCTGTTCTTCGATGAGCTTTGGTTACTCAGACTTCAAGAAGCAAATGGAGAAGCTCTACACAGTCACATACATGCCAAAGAAAGACATGATGGCCAAGACCAACGGCCCACAAATGCGCGTAGGTACTTTGAAGATTAGCCGTCGCGAGGAGGACGCTAATGACATCATCGCCACTGCGAATCCGGTATCCTTGGAAGCATCTTGAGCGAGGGCAGGGGTTCTTTGTCCCCTGCCTCGATACGGAGGCCGTCAAAACTGAGGGTCTCCAACAAGCGCTAAAGCACCGCCTCTTCTACGCCAAAGCCAAGGTTGGTATTAAGAACGGTCTTAGCGGGGTACTCTTCTATCTGCCATCTCTGTAAAACGCCTAGCAAAAGCGTTTTCTCTCTTGGATAGTTCTTCCAGTCTTTTTTCTTTTTCTTCTCGTGTTAAGGTGGGGTTTGATTGAATAGCCCTAGCCATGCTAAACATTGTTCCCATATTCTTTTGGAACTCTCTTGCCGCTGATCCTGCGGCAACCAAATTAGCGTAACTTTGTCTAAAGGCTTCAGCGTTTGCGCGTTGGCCTTTTTTCAACATATCTTTATATGTTGCTTGAGCTTGCTCCGCGTCTTTCATACGCTCATATGCACGCTCAATTAAGTAGTGTCCTTCGGATGTCTGGAACAGACTACCGATAAACGGCATCTTACTTGCTGGCAATGAAGGCTTCTCGCCTTCCTGACCCGATGCAAACACAGGGTCAACCATATGCATTGCCGCCAATCCCAAACTTCCTGTATACCCACGGACAAAATGCTCAAGCATAATGGGCGACACGCCTAATAACCCTGTTGCTTTGCCTGCAAATTTGGCGAGTTCTGTTGTCTCTGGCCGATAGCGTTCTGTAGCCACTAGCTTTTTCTCGCGCTCAGATTCAATAGGCCCAAACGCTGTTTCTCCATAGGACGCTTCAAGTACAGGTTTGACCGCCGCAGGTATCAAGTTAGGCACAGCGTTTTGCCAAATCAATTTGCCCATGCCACGAGCCGCCTCATAGGTGGTCATCTCGTTGTGCATAGAATCAATAATTGCTTCAGGCACAGCCTTAAATAAAATACCGATCTCGTAAGGAATTGGTATCTTCAAAGGATCTTTGACAAAAGGTAGGTGCACAAAGAAGTTACCATAGCGCTCTTCAGGACGAGCTTTGCGATAATCATCATCGTCTTGCATCATCAAAGCGTAGCCAAGGCTCACACCCATCAACAACATGCTACGCGCTACCAGCTTACGTCTTACTTCCATTTGTTCAGCAAAAGGCATTTGGTTTGTAAGCGATCTGTATAGTACATCCAACCCTTGAACTTGTGAGTTAAAGAATGGAATCAAAGTATTCAGCATCTGCATACTTGGCGACAATCCACGGCGACTCAAGTTCTGGGATTCAAACGCTCTAAACTGAGCACGGGCTTTGGACAAGCCCTTCTTCAAACCGTCCTCGTATATAACGGCTCTTGTCGCTGTGTCTGCTTGCAAAGCAAAGCGATCCAACTTGCCTAAAAACGTTTGCCAAGGACTCTTGCCTGTAGCAATATCGGACAAGAACTTGGTCATGTCCTTCTCATCCCCACTGAATATATTACTACTCACTGCAAGACCGCGCATCAAATCTTCTTCGGCTTGGCTTTTGCCAAATTGCATCTTGGACAATTCCTTTAGCGCGTTAACAATTGGTATGCCATCCGTGCCTGACAGAATAAAAGAATTTACAGGATCGCGAACCAATTGGCGTACGCCGTAAGCGGGAATCCGCGTCACAAACTTTCTAATCCATTGCGAAGGAATACCCATCGCCTTGACTAGCGCAGGTATTGTGGTCTTGATACCTTCCATGCCCTTGACGATCAAGTGCGCTGGAATACCAAACGTGTCAGCATCAATGGTTGCAAAAGCATCTTTGCCTTTGATTTTGTAGTGTACAGTATTGACATTAGCCAACCCAACGCCTGCCCCCATCTTGCTAACAAACCCAGCTTTAAAAAGTCCATTGGCAGTTTCTAACGTAGCTTTGTTGTGCAAAGACATGCGGGTTAGCATGAAAGTATTTTGTACTGCGCTGGTTAGTAACGGTAGTATGTGCTTGTTATCCCCAACCATTTGTTGCAAGTCAGGATTGTCTTTAATATTACCAATTGTGATTGGGCGCTCATCTGCCGTAAACAATTGAACCGCACCATCTTTAATGCGGTAGTAGGGGATGTAAGGCAAACGTTTTAAACGCTCGGCTTCTTCTTTACTCATGAAGTCAGACTGCACAGCAAAATCTAATTGGCCGTCATTGTATTCTTTGTAGGACTTTCTAACCGCTTCAAAAAATGCCTTGGCTTTAGGATTGCTTTTAATTGCCGCAGTATCCGCATCGTACTCGGCCTTGACTCCTGCAGGATTATCAGAGTTCAAACGTTCCCAACCATTTGATATAGATTTAGCACGTTCCCCCGCAATCAAAACGGTGGCCATACGCTCGGCTTCGCTCACATCAACGCCAAGTTCTTTGGCCATGTTGCCTAAATGGTCGCTGACATCAACAAGCGTAGTGCCTTTTTGGGATTCGTATCTATACTCTTTGCCCAATGGTGTATCTTCACTGACAATTTTCATTGGCCCGTGAAGTATGAATTGACCTGCTGCGGTGGATACTTGATCCCCCATGCGCATAAAGTACTGGGTGTTGAAAGCTTCTGTGCTTGTTAGTTTGTCATTGCCTTCTCCCGCAACGATAGCGGCATCAGCCGCAGCCAGCTTGTCAACAATTTGAACACGGCCACTAAGCCCAAAGAAGTTACCGCGGAAGTTTTCCCACTTGCCAGGAGTCGAGCCTACCAAGGCGGATTTGTACTTGGGTGCTGCCCCAACATCTTCAGCATTTTCAATACTGCGCGATTGCATAAAGAGGGCTTTGGTAAGTTCTTCCGCCCTTGCCAGCATGTTCTCAGACATGGGTCTGATGTGCAACAATTCCATCACAGCTCTAAAGAAGCGCTCAAGCATGTTGCCTCTAAACCAAGGCAACTTATCCATGCGGTTACGGATAGCTTGGTCGGACAATACTTCAGACGCAAACTCTTTAAGATTTTCTAAGCCGTACTGCCCTTCAAAGTTAGGGTCTTTACTCAGCTTATTAAACATTGCTTGCAATTCACGGCGAGCTTTGCGTTGTGTAGGGGTAAGGTCGCTTTCTGGCATAGTCAACGCACGCATAGTTGCAGCATGAGTTGCTTCGTGCACAACGTCTTCAATGGTAAAACCTTCAGGCGTAAAGAAAACAGTGTTGGTTGAAGCTTGATAAAGCGCAGGTACTCGTTTACCCTTGTGAATAAGTTCTGGCACAATCTCAACTTTAGTCCGCATCAACAAGGGGCGGATAGCATCAGCGTGTTGCCCCAAAAACGTCTTGTCGTTCTTAGCAATATCTTCCAAAGATTTAATTAAACTGCCATCCAGCAAGTGCCCTAACGCTTTATCTGGCAATGGCGTGCCTCCAGATTCTTTTACAGAAGAAGCAAAGAAGTCTGTATCATCTTCATCAATGGCTCTTTTCAAACGATCAAATCTGCCAGCTTTATCCGTAAACTCAATGTCGTCTTCAACGGCGCTGTCTGCTTCTCTTACAGACGTAGTTTTTTCTTTGCTCTTTTTATGGTCTTCAACGGCTTTGTGCATTGCCGCTTCAGCGCGTTCTTTTGCTTCATCTGCAGCATCAAAATCATCTTGCGCTAGTTTAATGCCTGCAGAATTGGGAAAATCAGCAGTGGCTTTATCTTCAGCTTCGTTTAATCTTTCTATTGCTTTTTTGTAGGCTTCTGTAGCGGCACGGAATCTTTCTTTAGCCGCAATGATTGCCATAGTCGGGCCACTTGCAAGAAGTCTATCACCTTCTTTTAAGCGTTCCTCAACCTGTTTAGGCGTCATATTTTTGGTTGCGCCATCAAAAGCCTCTTGATATTTGGCTTTTTCTTCACCAGTAGAAGCATCTAGTTTTTTCTTTATTGTCGCCAACGATATAGCATTTGCTGTATCATGGTTTAAATCAGACGCTTTTAGTCTTACAACACCTGCTTGTTTTGGCGGGTTGCGTCTACCTTGGGATACTCTGCTTTCAGCGGTTCCCGACATCATTGTGCTAGGAGCACGGGCAGCTTTACTTACAACAGGGCCTTCACGACGAGCGCGTAGGCGTTCCCCCGGAATAGCTTCTGGTTGGTTTTCAGCAACCTTTTCTACGCCAAGCTCTGTCTTCTTGGTTTCTGCAACAGGCATAATTTGTTGCAGTTCACGCTCATAACGTTTAACTTCAAGCGTATGTTTTTTTACCGCTTCTACATCGTCACGGTTAATAGCGTCTTCCAGCATGGTCTCGGCACGACCAAGCATTTTCTTGGCATTGTTCTGCACAGCATTAGCCAACGCGCCTGATGTGTCTTTCTCAACACGCACGCCCTCAAGACCAAGACCCTCACGCGCACGTTGAAGCACATCTTTAGGTATACCACCACTGACGGCTTTGGCGTTTTTAATTGCTTGCTCTTGCTTTGCTTCTTTATTTTTTTGCGTTGCTCTAGCTTTAGCCTCTTCAAGTTTTTGTTTTTCAATAGCCGCTTTTAATATTGCGTCGGTTCTTGCTTGCGTTTTATTAGCCTGTTTAAAATTATCAGCTATTTGCTTAAGCTCGGGGTCGTTTTCTTGGCGGGTAAGTTCCGCGTCTCTAGCAGCTACGGCTTCTTCGTATGCTTTTTGCAGTCTTTTTGATATTCCGTACTGGAAAGCCAGTAGATCCCGTCGGGCTGTAGCATATCTAACAACAGCCGCAGTGTGTGCTTTATCTGCAGAAGCCGCTTTCTTTATTAATTCTTCGATGTAGTCTGCCTGCACTATAGGCGAATAACCACTCTTGATAATTTCATCGTATTGTTCTTTAAACTCTTCTAGTTTTTTTGCAATAGGTGTAACTTGGTTTTCCATGTTACGCATATTGGCTTGCATTTGGGTAGCCAACTGCGCCACTTTGCTAGCGTCAATACCTTTTTCTAAGTTTTCTAATATTGTGTCTACATTATTAAGTGTTTCACGAGGGCCGTAACGTTCTAAGAAAGCTTGTAATGAATCAATTTCTTTTAGTGTATCTAAATTTTTATCCGTTGTTTGAACTGCCTGTCTTCTAGCAATTGCGTCGTACTCTTCTTGCGCTTTTAAAAGTTTACTGAGTGCTGCTTCTTCAGGAAGTTCTTTTCTAATATTTCTTATTTTTTGTGTTTGTAAACTTACAGCATGTTTATATTTTGCAAGCTCATCAATCGGCCCAAGAACAGGTTTTGCAGTTAAATCCGCCAGTTCTTTTTCTGCAGCTTTTAATTCTTCTTGTAAATTTTTTATATTTTCGGGATCACGATTTAAAATTGCAGCAACGCTTGCATCTGCTTGCGCTACCTCTAAACGTTCTTGTGCAGCTTTTACTTCTGCTATGCCAGAAGGTTGTAATTCTGCAGCCAAAGTAACAACATTATTTTCTAACCTGTTTAGGTTGTTTCTTGCTTGCTCAACTGTAGGGTTGCGGGCAACAGATTCTTTTTCTCTAGCGGCTGTCTCTGCAAGTTTTTCTGCGGTTTGTGTTTTGGCAACAGCCTTTGCAAGCGCTGTTGGTTTTTCTATTTTTGCTCTTTCTAGATTCTCAATGCCCCAACTGGCTTTATTTTTGGGCGATGTACGCACAACGCCTTTGTAGTCTCTGTAGCCCTCGCCAGCAATGATACGCTGGGCCTCACGTTGTCCAGGAGGCGCCTTATTTATAGCGTCTTGTTGGTCTTCATAGGCGCGTTGCTTTCTTTCAAGATCGGCTACCTTGGCTTTGGCTTTTTCAATTTGTTCTTGTATTTTTTCTTCTTGTTTAATTAAATTTTCTTCACGCGTTTTTTGTGCATCTTTAATACGTTGTTCAAGTTTTTCTTCTGCTTGTTTTGCATATGTAGCATTTCTAATAGCGGATAAGCCCGTTATATCTCCTTTAAGAACTTTTGTGTCACGAACTTTGCTTTTGCGCAAACGAGCCAACTCAACAAATAAATCATTTTCTTCTTTACTTGTTTTACCTACAGCAGCACGAACTTTTTCCAGTTGCGTTTGCAAGTTAACTTGTTTAGTCTTGGCGGCCATCAAGTCCGCATCTGTTACAGGTTTTTTAATTTCGTTGTATTGTTTTAGACCAAAGCCAGGCAATAATTTTTGTTCAGCAGGCTGTTCAACGGGTGTCTTCTGTGCTTCGCGTTCATCGGCAAAAGCTTGAAACTTATCAGACACTTTACCTGTAGCGTTCAAATGTTCTTGCTCAGTGCGCTCAATCTCTTTATTAAGTTGTTCAAACCGTTGTGTTGGTTCTTTAGAAAACTTGTCAATAAGTTGTTTTAACAAAGGAGTGTTGGCTTCTTTGCTACGGCGTTGGAAACTGGCTTTTAGATTGTCACGTTCTTGATACAGGTCATCCAGTCTGTCTTTTATTTTCTGCACTTCTCCTGCAGATTTTGCGTATGTCCCAGCCAAACCAAACAAATCGCCTTGCTCTTGTTCAGCTTTAGGTTGGGTTCTCTGCTCACGTTGTGCATTAGCATTGTATTTTTTTGTATCTGCTTCAAGCTGTTCTTGTATGTAAGCGCGTCTTTGTCTAAGATTATTAAGCGCTTCTACTTTAGCAGGCTCGGTAGGTCGGCCTGCTTTTTGTACGGCGGCATTTAAATCTACCAACAACTTTCTATTTGTATCAATATTGTCCAGTATGTTTTGCGCTTCTACTATGGGCAAATATCTGCCAGGCCCTTTGACACGCTCGCTAACACCTTGCAACTCTTCAAGTCTGCCTGTTAAGTATTTATACTCTTTAATAAGATCAGAATACTCCGGATGCTCAATGCCGCGAACTATTTCCGCGTGCATTGCAGGTAGGCGCTTCTTTAAATCGTTTATGCGGTAATTAAAGTCGCGTATTTTTTCAAGTGTTTTGGCGCGCTCTTGTGTTTGTTTTTCTGCGGATACAACTGTTGCGGGTTGTGCATTTGCTTTTAAAGCGCCAGGCAACAACGCATCGGTTAGATCACTAATTCTTTGATCTAATAGTTCAAGATTGCTAGGCTCTCCCTCAATGTCTTGTTGAGCGTATGTGGGTTCTTTTTTAAGTGCGTTGTAATCTTGTTCGCGTTGTGGGGCCATCATGATGTGGCCTGTTTGCGTTTTGTATGGTTTTTGTTTAAAGGTGGCTAGCAATGCTTTTGCATCTTCCAATTGCTTTTGTGCAACAGAACCTTCAAAAATACCTTTTTCTTTATTGGCATCCGCAATCTTTTGTAAACGCGTAACTTCATCTTCAAGTTTTTGACGTTGTGCAATAGACTCTTGGCGCTTGGCCTCTATCTCTTCCGTAAATTTAATGCGTTCAGCGTCTTGTGCAGCTTCAAGTTTTGCCCTTGTATTGTCTTCACCAAACAAAGTGGGTCTTTGTTTTAGTTCTTGAATTTTGTCAGACGCTTTTTTAGCAGCGGCCATGTCTCCCAACTGCCGAGCATCGTCTAATTTTTTACGTTGTTTTCTTAACTCTGAGTCCGTGTCTTCAAAGTTAAGATCGGCAGGGTTTACCAAACGCTCATTGGGTTCAGCTTTCTCCACAAGGGGGCGTAGCTTTTCTAGTTTCTTTTGTTGCTCTGTTAAAGCAGCGTGTTCATTAATGTGCTGGGCAGCTACGTCCTCGTCCTCGGCTTCGGCCGCATTCTGTCTAGCCAAGTACAAACCACGCGCAATGTTTGTGTGCAGGTTATTAAACTCTTTTGCCGTTGGCACCTGCGTTTCTTGTTTTGGTTGTTCAGCGCGGTTGGCTTCAATCAACTCTTGGTCTGGCGTTCCAGCAAACAGCTCACCTTGAGCACCATACTTTTGCATGGATAAATCGTAAGCGGCTTTCTTTTCAGCGGCTAGCTTTTGACGCTCATCTTCCGCACGTTGGGCATCAACTTTGGCTTGAACTGCTTGGTACTCTTTAATTAAATCCTGCGTGTCAGGATTGGTCATTAACTCTTTAAGAGCTACTCTTGCATCTTTCTTATTTGCTGCGGCAATCAAGTCACCTTCTGGGGCTTTGCCTTTTGCTTTTTGTCTTAAGTCTTGGTATTGTTTATCAAACGTATTCCAACGCTGAGTCAAGTCTTGAATATACTCAGGCGTTTGTTTATACGCTTCTTGTTCTTGCTGTTGTTGTGCGTCAAGCGCCTGTTGCTGCGCTAATTGTTTGGCTTGATCTGCGCGGTCAGCGGCAACGGCTTGGGATTTGGCTTGCCCACGTTCAACAAAACGTCCAGGAACTCCTAGGACACCACCAAGAACAGCACCGCCAAGGAAATTATCAAAGTATTCTTTTTGAGCATCGGGGTCAGTTAAAGATAACCCTGCTTGTAAACGCTCAAACACTTGTTGGCCTGCTTCAGTCAAACCCTCAGCGCCTGCTACCTTACCTGTAGTAACAGCGTAGTCGCCTAGTGTTTTGGCCAACCCTTGAGATGCAATAGCGCGGGCTTCTGCGTCAGAAATTTTACGTCCTGCTTCAGCAAATATATTGCGAATGCCAGGGATCATCTTCAACCCAAAGACATCCAAAGCCGCCTGCGGGATGGCGGCTAGGGCGGCACTACCGAGGCTGGTATCCGCCAAGCTTTTTCCCGTGTCCATTTGGCGGGATATATTTGATCCTGTAAATTGCGCAAGGCTGGCTAATCCAGCACCGCTAGCAGCGGCGGCTTCGCCCACAGTACCCAAGCCAAGGGCATCTAAGACAGCCGAACCGCCTGCAATAACAGGAGCGGCGGCGGCCGCTTCGGGTAACGCCAAAGCCGTTGCGCCTAATGCAGCGGGGGCTAGCATGTACGGTGCTGATCCACCTGCAAGCTCTTTAAGTTTTGTAAGCGGATCTTCTAAAAAACTTTTTTCTGTCGGTTTAAAAGTTTTCTTTTGGTATGCCTCTTCCTCTTGGGCAATTTGTTCTGCACGTTCAGGAGAAATTATGCCCGTCTTAGCGCCCAGTCGAGCCATGTCCTCTTTAAGCTGCGAGGCACTAGATTTAAATGCAGGTACAAACCCTGATTGCGGTTGTTCTTTTGGTTCTTCTTTTTTGGTTAAACCAAAAATATCAGGATACAGTTGTTGGGCTTCGGCTATAGCGGCGTAGGGACTTTCCCCTTCCTTTAAAGGAAAGTACTGGCCATTTGGCAGTTGTACATACTGTGGCATAAGCCCTCTCTAAATTGTATGGCGTATTATTGCATACCCGGACGGGTAAGTATAGCATTTGGATTGGCGCCTGATACAACTTTTGGTGTCTGCATTGCGGCCATAGCTTTTGGTAAGCCTGCTAAAAACTCATCCAACGTCATGTCAGGCAAGCCTTGGGCCTCACGTTTTGAGTTAACGCCTGCTAAAGATGTCAATAAGCTAATGCCAGATTTGTCTCTTTGAAGCTCTTGCATTTTGTTAAAACCTGCTTCAGCATTTCCATTACCAATATACAAAGCGGTTCTAACTTGTTCTGGAGGCATGTTAAGTTTTTCTGCTTCCATTTTAATTTGCGCGTTTGCCACGGCTAGTCTGGTAGCATTTTCTGAATTAGATCTTTTAGTTGCTTCATAGTTATTAGTCGCATTGGTATACAAATTAGAAGCAATACCCGCCTCCATGCCAGTCATATCCGTTGCAGCTTTAACAAAAAACTTTCTAGAATCCAACATGCGGTCGCCAGCTTTTTGCAAACTTTGTAAACGTAAGTTTTGATCGCCAATAAGTGCAGCATCTCGGGCATCATCAATATGATCAAGCGCTTGCAAGTGTGCATCATGCGCTTTTTTAAGTTTATCCAAACCTTCTTGGTAAACTTTAGCGCCTTCTTTAGCCTGACCAAGATTTTGTAAAGCATAAGGAGATGTGCCACTGAGAACTGCCAAGCCTGCAGTAAGCAAACCCATGCGTTTATTCTCTTCTTTATCTTCGTCTTCTTTAGCTATTTCTGCATTGATGCGCGCCTCTGCCCTACCGCCAATATTGGGGCGTTTAGAAAGCATGTCTTCTAGTGCTTGTCTATCTTGCGCGTTTTGAACGCCTGTTTCAGTAACAACAGTATTTGCCAAATCTTCAAGTTTGGATTTGTCATAAAAAGTACCCGCGTCTTTCATAGAGCCTGCGGCTGTTGGCCTTGGGCCTGCAGCAATACCGCCTCCTGTTATTTGAGGAGCTACTATGCCTGCAGAATATGGGGCTGAAGGTGTAGATGCAGGCGCAGTTTCATTATTGGCTTGACTGTATAGCGGAACATTTAAATTGTTTGTTTCTTGTTCTGGTGTTGGTTGATTTTGTGATAGTAGATTTGTTACATTTGAAGAAGCTGCGGCTTTTCTAATTCCGCTAGGACTCATATCAAATTGCGCTTGCGTTAAAGCACTTTGCGCTTCTTCTGGAGTTTTAAAAAACTGCCCTTTAAGACGGTTTAATTCTGCAGGCACAGGCTCATTACCAAAAAGTTTGCCGCGTAAAGTTTTAAAGACTGTTCTATCCGAAGGAGAATCGGGGATATCAAAATAGTACTGTAAGCCCCCTGGGCCGTTTGGATTTGTAGATACTAAATTAGGATAGTTACCCGCATAATGATGTTCAGGACTTGCCACACCTGTAATACCGCCTCCTGCCATCTTTTGCAAATTTTGTGCGGGCAAAGCGCCAATGCCTTGTTCTTCAGGCAATTGGTTTTGTGCCATTTGTTGTGGGGAACCTGCACCTTGTAGTGGTATACCCGAACCCATGTTAGGCGCTGGAGTAGGCGCCATGGCCATCAAATCTTGTTGTTTGACAGGTGGTTGTTGCTGACCTGCTTGTTGTGCCATCATAGCTTGCTTGGCTTTTTGGCGGTTCATATTTTCGTTGTTAACCAGCGAAAACATCAAAGCATCATTTTGATTAGCCATACCTGTTTGGTAGAGCTGTTGTTGACTCATGCCCGCTAGACGGGCTTGGATTTGAGGAACATTAAACATACCAGTTTGATTAGGCATTTTCAGGCTCCATCTTTTTTAGTGCCAAGTCCATCAGACCATTTGATTTTTTAATTGATCCGCCCTTGGCCGCTTTGAATGCGCCAAGGCCAGCGGCTGTCAATCCTAGACCCGCGACTTGCGATAGTGTACTTGGGGGCGCTTGATACACAGATGCAGATTGTTGCGTCATGGGTAGTCCACGAATCAAGTTGGACATGAAGTTCAACTGTTGATATGGGTAATTTTGAGCACTAAGAAAGTTTTGGTATTGGTTATTGAGTAAGTTTTGAACTTGCTGTTGTTGCTCACCGCCCAACTGGTTTTGCAACCCAGTAATACCCATATTTTGGTTGTACTGGTTATTGCCCAGTGTGCCTAATGTGCTGGCACTTTGCAAAGCCGTATTAAGACCTTGAAGACCAAGATTAGCGCCAAATTGACTTTGTTGTGCATTGAGTTGTGCCGCATTTTGAGCCGCGCCTTGTTCAGTATTAAATTGTTGCGCACCTTGATTGTATGCGGTGTTATACGCATTACCAACTAAGTTTTGATTTGCAAGTTGGTTATTAAGATTAGTAGCAGCATTTTGCACACCAAAACGTGAACCACCAAAGGCGCCGGCTTGTGTAGCTTGAGCATTTTGAGTTTGTTGCGCTGCACCTTGTAACTGCTGTTGAATGGCCAGTTGTGGCGCAAGAGACGCCTGCAAATAAGGGTTCATGTAGCTCTGTGCTACACCTGGACTTGTGAAACTTTGTGTTTGGTAGGGGTTGTATGTATAGTTTGTGTTGAGCGCATTTGCGCCTGCCGTGCCTGCTATGGCTGTGCCTTGCCCCAACTGAGGCGAAGCTTGCATTAAAGCGGCATTGTTAAATGACGACTGTTGTAATGGCGTAAATTGCGCAATCGTATCCCCTTGATACTGTTGATAGGGATTGGTGTTTATGTTGGTCAACGCTGCCCCTTGGCCTAAAAGCGCTTGACCATACGGCGCAAGTTCAGGAGCAAAGCCTGTTTGATACTCTGTTACTGAAGTTGGTGATGCTGTTGCTGTGGTAGTCATAGTCTATCCTTATGCAGGTAAATACTGATGTGCGTTAGTATTGGTTGCTACCGCATTTTTACCCACTGTTTTTGATCTAGCTTTTTGAATGCGATCCATCATTTTGTAAAGCTGACGAGCGCCTGCTTCAGTAGAGCCATTGCCAAGTTCAGAAACAATCCGAGCAGGAACTACAAACTCACCGTCAGCAAGACGAGCAGGCTCAGGATCAGTGCTACCAATAGTAGCAGGTATTGAATCGGATACCCCATCGCCAGGGCCACGCAATAAACGTCCACCATCTGAGTACCCTCCTAGATGTCCTACGGACATACCGCCTGCGGCAAGCCCCATCAAACCACCATTGGCAGCAACTTGGTTTATTGCTTCTGCAACAGGGCCGTTACCTGTCGTTGTCCCGTATACAGTTCCGTCAGCATTGTATTTTTTACCATCAACACCAGTAAAAGTGCCGTCCCCATTAGGATAGCCATACATACCACCAGGCAGTTTTGTGTAATTTAGCATACTTGCTGTTTGCGAAGTAATGCCTGTCTGTGCTTGTCCAAGCGCATCTTTGCTTGAACTAAACGCAGGATCAAACTTAGGGTTGGCTATGTACGATTTTGTTGTGGGATCATAAATGTAAGGATTGGCTGCATAATATGCGGGGCTTAAATTTTGACCCAGTACCGTGCTTTGATACGGCGCTCCAATGGGTTGTGAAGGATAGGGTGACTTACCCATCAAATAATCAAACGCCGCTTTAGACCCGCCAGTTTGCGTGTCATTCTTGGCATTGAATTCAGCAATGCTGTTATATGTTGGGTTTGTGTATCCTAGACTGCCACCGCCTTGTGTGTACGAATCCATGATTGCTTTAAGGCCAGGAGCTGTGGGTGTTGTGGCAGTTTGCGTAATTGTTCCGTTGGGGTTAACAAGCGCATTCATACCACCAACACCAGAGGCCAAAGCACCAGCAGGCGCTGTTGCAATACTCGTTGGTGTGCTCACATTTTCAGTTGTACGATTAACTGGATTCAACACTATTGGTGTAGTTGATCCTGGTGGTGTGTATGTGTTTAATACAGTGCCGTTGGGTGTGGTTACTGTGTTTGTACCAGAAGGTGTGGGGGTTGGTGTTGGAGTTGGAGTAGGAGTAACAGTTTTAGCTGCGGACGATGCATATGGCCCTTTTGGATCAACTGCATCATACAATTTTTGAATTGTAGCGGGATCCATTTTAAGAGCTGCAGCCATCTGAGAAGGAGGCACATGCCATGTGTCCATTTCTTGGGCAAGCTGGGTATTACCTGCAACATTACCAGCAAGATTAGTGGTTGCTCCAGTATCTGCATATGCTGTGTGTACGGCGTTACCAATGTCAATATTTGCAGGGTTAGTGCCTAGAGACGTATCAAAATTGCCTATATTTGTGGCTGTTGCATTTGTTGGGTTAAGTAAACTGGCTGCTGAAAATGGATTTGCATTAGACGCCGCCCACGCGTTATATGCCGCAGGATCAATGTGTGATGTTTTTTCAGCCGCAGCAACAGCAGCAGGATCATTTAAATTAATACCGCTTGTTTGAACATACTGCGCAATTTGATCTGGTGTGTAACTTGTGTACGCAGGGGTATTGTTAAGTGCGGTAATTCCAGGAGCAATATTGTTTGTCGCAGGCGTGTTGTTTACTACTGCTGGTGTGTTGTTGGCTGGTGTTGCTGCAGCCGCATTGATAAGAGGCATTACGGAAGTTATTCCGTCACCGCCCACTTGCGTTGCTGTTGGAGTTGGGGTTGGAGTTGGAGGAACAAAGCCCCCATTGTCTGACCCATCATTACCGCTACCAGCAGTAGCGGGATTAAAAAAACTGACATTTGGATTGACCGTAGACAGGTCAAATCCAGGAAACATATTCCCAACATCACTTTGAGTTAGTTGGTTTTGTGCAATCAAATCATTGACTGTACCAATATCGCCCGATTGATAGGCCGCCGCAATATCGCCCCCAACATCATAGTGGTGCACACCACCGCCTTTAGCCAAGGCCACAAGACCCCCAGGCGCCATCCCGCCGCCCACAGCGGGGGTACTACCTTGGAACGCGTAACCACCAAAAGGACTGTAGTTATAACTACGAATAAACTGTGTGTTGGGTTGTGTAGGGGCATTTAGTTTTTGTGGAGTGGCTAGCGATTTGAGCCCGTAAACAGCACCAGCGCCCAACGCTAACTGTGTTGGCAAACTTTGTTCTCCAAACCAATTAACGGCTTTGCTGAACGGAGATAGTTTAGAAGCGGCATCACTTACAGTAGACACGCTGGGCATTTGCGTTACTGTTTTTGAAGCCATTGAATATGGGCTATCTGCCGCAGTTGGCGTAAAGTTGGGTCTCAATCCTTGAGCGGGATTTGGGGCCAAGTCTCCAGCCACATTAGCAGGTGCATCAACAGGGTTGACTGGCGTAGGCACACGCCCTTCAACAGGAGCGCCCCCTCTTGCGGCAATTGTGTTTTCCGCATCAAGGCCAGAACTAGGGGGAGCCCCATAACCGCCCATGCCCAAACTTTCGCCTGCACTAGCGCCTGTGTATCCTGCCAAGCCCGCCATCAAACCTTGAGACAAATTACCCGATGCTAAACCTGCAATACCACCTGTGAGCAAAGCCGCGTTGCCTGCGGCTCCAAGCCCAGTAATGCTCCCCATAGCCCCAGTCTCGCCCAAAACACCAGCCGCGCCACCAGTAAAATAATCTAAAGCGGCAGCCGCGGCCATGTCAACCAATGGATTTTTGGTTGCGTTGGCGATGCCTTTACCGACGTTACTGATAGCGCCAGATATATTACCTAGGGGGTCTGCTAAGAAGCTCATGTTTGCTCCAAGAATATGTTCCAGTTTACCATTTAACCTATCTTCCAGCTAGTGCCTGTCGAGTAAACAGGCACGGTATTTGTGCCGCCACCAACCACAGTTGACCCAAAAGTCGTAGATGTTGCATCCGACACAAAAGTTCTAGTTCCTGCATTGGTCATGGATGCGGTAGGTAGTTTGGCCACTGTTACGATAGATGTGTTGGTGATGTACGTTGAAACCAGCGTAGTCAAGATATCATTTAACTGGTTAAAAAACAAACGCAAGACGTTATTGAGCTTATCCCCGTACTGCCTGTCGTATTGATCGGGCGCAAGGGGCAGGTTCGGTGGCGCAGGGTTGATTGGTTTTGTAGCCATTATCTGCGTCCATCGGGTCTAATATTAAAGCGAGGAGCACCCAACTGCCAAGTCGTACCAATCTGATTTGACTCCATTTTAAAGATCATCTGGCGACCACGGATGCGGGTATACACCTGCCCAGTAAATTCTTCGGTAATGTTGTAAGTTGAGGTGTAGTTGACCGTGTTGTCTTTGGCCTGGGTAGCACCCGAGCCTGAATCGGTCAAGGCAATCAACGTCATCGTTGTGGCTGGCGTGGGTGAGTTTGATGACCCCGCAAAAGTCAAATCTGGGAGTATCCTGTCAATAAAGACAAAATGGTCTCCGTCTCCAATGTCAAACTCGGAAGAAGATATGTAGGCATCTATTGACTGGATTGTGCCTGTCTCATTATTGTCTACGCCGCTTTCTTGGTTGCAGAGATACCCGTTGTAGGTAGCGCCAATTGGATTATTCTGGAGCGTGGTATCGAGCCAGGCAGTCCTGGCAATAGAGCCGTAATACCAGTTCTTTTCAACATAGTTATAAACAACATAACTATTCATGGTGTCACTAGTGCCAGATACATAGAACCACCAGACTTCATTAAAGCCTTCTACAGTGCTACAGTAAACTTGCTGATTCTGGTTGTAGTTAATATTTTGGAAGACAAAGCGGCGCAGGTCGCAGTTAAGCGTTTGCACCCGTCCATCATACATATAGAACTTGTCAATACCCATCCAGTACACAACGCCAGATGCATAAACAGCCGCATTAGGGCCGATGATGGTGGTGTTCTCGCCTAGTAACTGCGTGCCCCACACATAGGGAGGGCCAAGGTATTGGAGAGAGTAACAAGCCGCATCAGTCAATACAAATATCTCTTGACGGGTTTGGATAGCAGTGACGATTTGGGAGCCGTGAGACAGGCGCACATCCCCCGCTTGGTTGGTAATATCTGGATACCATACCAAAGGATTTTGCTGGTCAGACCAACGGATCAACATGGGGTCTAGCGTATTCGTACCAATCCCGTTAGTTCCAAACACAATTACAAAATTAGATGCATCAGAAACCTGTAGATAGTTTTGATACAACGGTACATCTACCAGATCAGAAATGTAGAACGTACCAGAGCCTGCGCTGCTTGTATTAATGGCTGAACCACCTTGAGTGGCGGAAAGATTAAACTGTGTACCAGATACGTTAATCACATAATATGTGGTATTTGTAGACAGGCCACTGGGCAAGCTGCCGCCCGTAACTCCAAGCTGTATGGCGCTATTGTTGGGTAGGGTAACGCCAGATACAACTACCGCAGGGGAAGCATAAGAGATCGTGACTGAACCACCTATACTATTAAGAAGCACGCCTCGGGTTGTGACGCCGCCAGAAGCAGTCCAGTAGTAAATACCACCACCACGGGGGCCAAATATCAAGTTCTCACCAAAGTTGTAGGCGTTCCAAATCTGTAAGTTATTCTTAACAGTCTGACCTGTACCCCAAGGCCCAAGGCCAAAGTTACCAGCACCCCATCCATTAAAAGGAGTCTGTGTAGCAGGGCCAGTGTTAATTTGAAACTGTGCAACCACAGAGCTACCGCCACCTGTTGTGGTCGATGATGCATTTGACCCTGCATTGATTGTAAACGTGTTGGTCGTTGGTGTCGTAAGAACCTGGTACTCACCGTTGATGGTAAGCCCCGCTACGGCTGTAGCACCGCTGAATATCACAAAGTCATTGATAATTGCGCCATTAGATGCGGCTGTGACAGTGACTATGTTTGACCCAGAAACCGTTGCAAACGGATTTGAACCCAAGGTCAACGTGGTTCTTATTGGGGTGATATCGTAATAAGCTGTGCCGTAAGTGAGGTAGTACTTTAAATTAGTACCCACACCTACCAAGTTTAGGAAGGACAGCGTGATCCAGTTCCAAAGGGAACGGCAAACGCCTAAAAATGTGTTTGGAGAATACTGCGTCCAGCCACCAATTTTCTCTGGACTGCCTTGACGAAATCTTACCCACTGGCTCTCATACCACCCGCCTTCATTGTAGTAGCGGGTATTTTCTTTATTCACCCCAGGTTTGAAGATTATTTTCGAAAATGGCATGTTAACCGCCTAAAACGGAAAGGGCGTGTTGGGTTAATTTTATACGTTCTTCAAGACCAAATGTACCACCATTTATGCGTTTTGTTAAGCCCTCCCAGTTCTGCGCTTCAGCCAGATCATTGCATCCATGAGTCTTCCAGAACCACCCAGCAGACAGGGCAGCATACATAGGGGTCGCAACAAGTTGCGGTTCTTTGACCATATCCTTCTGGACTGACTGCCCAAAGTGGTAATAGTTATCGTGTCCAGTCAACTGAATACAGCCCCGACCATGAAACCGCCAACCATCTCCTGATTTTTCATCACGGTTTCCCATTCGATTGGCGTAAATTCTGTTGGCAATCTTCTCGGGCTGGTGGGCGTAAAGGGCAAACTCATCGGGTTGAAACTTGTGTCCAAAGAGCTTTTGTAGGGTTTCGGCTCGATAGTTGAGGTTTTCTTCCAATGTTTTGAAACGGTTGCACTCGTGGCTGCACTGTCCGATAAAAGCTGCCTGCTTCTTGACATCATTTACCCCAAACGTAGCAAAGGTTGTAGTCAATGGCTCTGACCATTCAGCACCTATCCCGAGCTGATTGAGCTTCTCAGGGCTTAACATTAACCATCTCCCTTACTTTTTGATAGGTGTCGATACAGGCGTTGAGCTGGGTGATGGCAATGTCCCCGTCTGCTGCGATACTTGCAAGAGCTTTAATAGTCTCTCGCTCAGATTCGCTTGCATCGGTTGTATTTCCGCTGGTAGCTCCGGCATCTGCACTGGCTTGAACGGGACAACTGGAGGGGAGGTGCAACTTGTTACTGTCCACGAGAGCAGTAAGATTATCTTGTTTCGCTTTAACATCATCTTTTGCCTTTCTCAATGCACTATTTACCCCAACCAGCTTTTTGTTCAGCTCGGCTTCTTTGGCTCTTGCTTCTGCATTAAGTCTGTCAATTTCTGCTTGATCTTCAGCAACACGCCTTTGATAACCATGATGATCTGCGACATAGTAACCTCCTAAAATAACTAACACAATACCGCCAATTTGCATGACAAAAGCCTG